AAACACATAAACTTGTCATTGAGGGATTATTTGGTAAACTGTATAACGTCACTTCGACCAAGAAACTTATTGACAAGAACCTATTATCTGACATAGAAATAAAGTGTTTGATTCTTGGATATGACGATGAAGCCGTCCAAGAAATGAAACGGAAAACTTATCAGGAAGAAATCAGTTATATAATATCTAACACAAAACGAAATGAGTTTATAAAGAAACTTTCCCTTAGTCTCAAGGGAAATAGCCTTGTACTGTTCAACTATGTTGAGTTGCACGGTAAGGTTTTATATGATATAATACAACAAGAATCAGAGGATAAAAAGATATTCTTTATCCACGGAGGAACCGATGCAGATCAAAGAGAAAAGATACGACATATTCTCAATCAAGAAGAGAATGCCATTCTGATTGCTTCATATGGAACATGTTCAACTGGAATTAATATTCCAAGAATAAACAATGTTGTATTTGCTTCACCATCTAAATCTGTTGTACGGGTTCTCCAGTCGATTGGAAGGGGATTGAGAAAGGCACATGGAAAAGATAAAACCTTTGTTTACGATATATCCGACGATTTTTCATACAAGAGCTATAAGAATCATACCATGAAACACCTAGATGAACGATTAAAGATATATAATAATGAGAAGTTTCCATATGATCTGACAAGAATCAAACTATGAGGAGAACAGCATGGATCCAGCATACAGAATTCTTAAATTAAAGTCAGGTGAGGAAATCATTACTAAATTAGTAGAGTCAGAAAAGGGTAAGCTGTCAATGGAATTTCCAATGGCATTCCGAACTATGCTCATGACTGATCCATACACAGGATCTCAGAGGGAAGTTACAATTTTGAGAGACTGGGTATCTTACAGTGCTGATAAATTTATTAAAATACCAAGAGATTTAGTGATTAGTTATAGTACTCCACTCAAGGAGGCTATCTCTTTGTATGAGAAAGAAAAAGAAAAAAAGCAAAGTGACACCAAACCAAAATCAATAAAGAATTTGGATTCGGTGAAAAAAGATATGGAAAATGAGTTTCAAAAATATCTTGATGCCATGATTGATCAGGCAAAACAGATGTCTGATGAAAATGGTTCTTCTTCTTTGGCTGAAATATTTGGTATGGGTAACGCTGAAATTGAGTGGGAGTTTGAGTTTGAAATTCCTGCAGAAGAAATCAGTGATGAAACAACTGAAGATCAGACTAATCATCCAGATTATGGGAATCGTTGGACAGATTGGAGTTCTGATCCTAGAGAATACTAATTACCCTTCTCTCTCGTGAACACTCGAATTATACTATGGTTTTTTAAAATGTCAAGGGAAAAATATGGCGAATAACTACATTGATAATGAACGATTCTTTGATGAGATAAAACAATGGAAGAAAGGGGTAGATGAAGCAGCAATGGAGGGGGAAGAAAAGCCCCCTGTGACAGATTACATAGGAGAATGCTTCTGGAAGATAGCAGAGCATCTATCCTTTAAATCTAATTTTGCAAACTACCCATTTCGAGAAGATATGATTGGTGATGCAGTCGAAAACTGCCTCATGTACGCACATAACTTCGACCCAGATAAATCAAAGAATCCTTTTTCTTACTTTACCCAAATAACCTATTACGCATTTATTCGTAGGATAGAAAAAGAGAAGAAACAGAATTATGTTAAGTTTAAGATGCTAGAACATTTAGATGAAGACGGATCGGTGCGAAGATGGTTCAATGACAATTTCTTTGATTCTGATAAGAATGTTGATGACCATTTGGCGGAAATGTTTTCTTTATCGAAAACGGATTTGCAGAAATTTGACACAAAGAAAAAAGGCAAAGCGAATGAAGATAGCAATAATAAATGATACCCATTTTGGAGCAAGAAATGACCATCAGCTATTTTTAGATTATTTTCTTTCGTTTTTTGAGAAACAATTCTTTCCTTTTTTATTAGAAAATAATATTGACACCGTATTTCATTTGGGGGACCTTATGGACAGACGAAAGTTTGTCAATTTTCATACTCTAAATGCGGTACAGAGTAGATTTTTTTCGTTCCTCAAAGAGCACAAAATAAAATTGCATATGATTATAGGTAATCATGATACTTATTATAAGAATACAAATGAAATAAATTCAGCCAAAGAATTATTTGGAGGAACTGATAATTTTTATCTATATGAGAATCCAACTTTAATTGAATTGGATGAAATTAAATTTGCTATGCTACCCTGGATATGCGCAGATAATTATGACCAGAGCTTGGACTTTATTAAAAATACCTCAGCAAATATTTTATGTGGACATTTGGAACTCAGAGGCTATGAGATCATGAGGGGTATTAAGTTTTCCGAAGGTATGACAGATGAAGGTCTTGATAAGTTTGAAATGGTTTTGTCTGGACATTTCCATAACAAATCTACAAATAAAAATGTGACATATCTAGGAACACAATATGAAATAACTTTTTCTGATGCAGAGGATGTGAAAGGATTTCATACATTTGATACATCAACTAAAGAATTGACATTCCATAAAAATAATGATAAAATGTTCTATCTAATAAAGGATATTTCAGAAATTACAGATTTTTCTATATATAAAGATAAATATGTTAAGTTATTGATAACGGACAACTTTCCGAAAAAAGATATAGAAAATATTATATCTTCTATTGAAAATGCAAATCCTTTTGATTTAACTATAGTGGAAAATTATACAATTAAAAATACAGATTCTACTTTAGATCTATCTAAAGATACAATTACAATAATTAATGAAGAAATAGATAATTTAGATATAGAAATAAGTAAAGAAAGTCTTAAAAAAATAACTAATGAAATATATTTGGAGGCATTGGATATATGAAAAGTAAAAGCGAAAACTGGATAAATGAGTTTATAAAAGACAAAGAAACAACATCATATGTTGCGAATTTTTCTGATAATGCTGGAGTGGTAAAATCTGTGTCTAATAATTACGGTGTTTTTTCCAAAAGAAAAATCGCAGCAGGAGAAATCATAGAAGAATGTGTGGCAAGGAAATTATACACATGTCTAGAAGATCTTTACGACGAAAATACCTTGGTAGACGAGACACTGTATAATTATTCACTGATAAATGCGAACTTAATATCAGATGAAGGACATTCTTTGGTTATTGCTAGTGGTAATTTTTTAGCATATAGAAAACAAAAAATTTACAATGCAGTTACATATTTCGATAAAATTTTTAATACCGTTGTAATAAGAGCAACTAAAGATATTTTAGCAGGGGAAGAAATATTTCTGAATGAAGTTTTAGTTTCATCAAATGAAACAGAACAGAACACACAAAATATTAATAAAGTAGAAGAAGGAAACGAAATGAAACCTAAAAAATCTGGCGGATGTGGATGCGGAAAAAACAAAAATTCAAAAACAAAACCAGATAAAATATTAAGAACCATTGATGATAATGAAAATACAAATCTAGGAAAAAAATTTAAATCTATGGTTGATGGAAGTGAATTAAATAGCATGAAGGTTGAATCTAAAGGTGATAATGATTATATAAGATGATTAAATTCAAACAAGTGAAATTTAAAAATTTTGGTTCATTCGGCAATTACATTACAACCATAGATTTTGGCGAAAATGAAATGACTTTGGTTACAGGATCAAATGGGCATGGTAAATCTTATGCCCTACTGGATTCTATAACCTTTGCTCTATTTGGAAAACCATTTAGAAAGATTAATATTCCTCAACTAGTGAATAGTATTAATCAGAAAAATTGTTTAGTTGAGTTGTACTTTTGTATTGGCAGCGATGAATACAAAGTCATTCGTGGACTAAAACCAAAGAAATTTGAAATTTATAAAAATGATGAATTAATTAAACAAAATGCTAAATCCAAAGATTATCAGAAGTTTTTGGAAGAGCAAATATTAAAAATGAATTATAAGTCATTTACTCAAATTGTAACTCTGGGCAGTTCGTCGTTTATTCCCTTTATGCAATTAACACCTGCAGATAGACGAGAGGTAATTGAAGATATTTTGGATATCAATATTTTCAGTACAATGAATGTAGTGATAAAGGGAAAGATTTCAAGTCTAAAGGAACAGATAAAAGAAAAGAGTAATGAAATTGAGTTATTACAAGAAAAGATAAAAATTCAAGAACAAAATATTTCATCTTTAAATAAAAATAAAAATGAGAATATAAAAAATAATTTAGAAAAAATACAACAAGCTAATCAAGAAATAACATCTATTGTAGAAGAAGTATCTAAGTTAGAAGTTATGGTAAATGATTTGCCATCTCATGAAGAAAGTCAAAAGTCATTAGAAAGAAAGATGACAAAGAAAAAAGATGCTATAGTAGATACTATAAAGGATAGAAAAAATATAGAGAAAAGTGTTTTGTTTTATAATGAAAACGAAAATTGTCCTGTATGTAGCCAAACTTTATCTAATGAATTTAAAAATAAAAAGATAGAAGAATTGAATAATGAAATAAAAGATAAAGAAACTGAAGTAGAAAAGTTAAAACAAGAATTCTTTATCATAAAAGAAAAGTCGGATGGGTTGAATGAAATTATAAATGAACTAAAAGATATTGTATTTTCAATATCAGAAAAACAAAATACAGTGAATGGACTGAAGAGATATATAAATTCTCTATCTTCTACTGTACAGGATATGGACTCATTTGATGAAAGTATATCGGAAGCAGAAAGCACCAAAACAGAATATATTTCTGATATGGAAAATTGTTCTTCTGAATTGAATGAATTAAAAACAAAAAAGAACAATATGGATATATTATCGTTATTACTAAAAGATTCTGGTATTAAATCTAAAATTATTAAGAATTATTTGCCAACAATTAATGAAATCATAAATAAGTATCTTAATTACATGAACTTTTTCGTTTCGTTTAGTCTTGACGAGGAGTTCAATGAAGTGATTAAAAGTAGACACCGAGATGTTTTTAGCTATATGAATTTCAGTGAGGGAGAAAAATCAAGAATTGACCTAGCAATTCTTCTTGCATGGAGAGAGATAGCAAAGATTAAAAATAGCGCGCACTGCAACATATTGATTCTTGATGAGGTGTTTGATTCTTCCATGGATTCAGTTGGCGCAGAAGATCTAATGCAAATTTTAAGAAATTTGTCAAATAATACAAACATCTTCGTGATAACGCACAAAACTGATAATCTTAGTGATAGATTTCATCGAACAATTTCGTTCAAAAAGAAGAATAATTTTAGTCGAATAAATCTAAAATAGATTGGATCATAATGACAAGGTTAGGAACTAGAATTACACATGAAGCAACCGAAGTCGCCGAACATGTTGAGTCATGGATCGACGAGTATATCGAAAACCTAAAGAACAACGATTACAATAAAAAGAAGAGGCTCATCACTCTGCTCAAGGCTTACAATATCAAAAAGTCTGAGTCTAAGTTGATCGCCAGTTGGTTTGTGAGTATGAAGAGCGAATTGGAAGAGGTTTTGGAGTCTACTGATCCAGAACTGAATGAAGCATGGGATTTTCTTTCTGAAGCAAAGGTCAGAAAACTACACGAATTTGTCTCTGATATTTGTGATGATCTTGAGTCTTATGGTAAGATTACGAAGAAGAAGCGTAAGCGTAAGCCAGAGCAGGTTATAAAGAACCTGAAGTACGCAACAGACGCTGAAGTCGGTAAGGTAAAGATTAAGTCATTTGACCCAACAAATATTCTTAACGCTAAGTCATTTGTTGCAATCAACACAAAGACTGGGGATCTATATTACTATGAGACTTCAGATTCCTTTGATATCAAGGGAACCACTCTACAGAACTTCGATGAGAAGAAGTCATATGCTCAACGAATCGGTCGTAATCTAGAAGATTTTTGTACGCTCGTTGCCACTTCTGGTGTTGCTTTCGTACAAAAAGAACTAAATAAGTTTAGTACAAAGAAGAAGCAAGCAACAGGAAGAATCAACGAACGCACAGTTCTGTTACGAGTACTAGGATGAAAATCACAGAATTTAATTTTGTTGGAGATTTTAAGTCAAAGACACCCAATGGCAATCCTGTTCAATATTTAATGAATGATGTTGTATATCATAAAGAACAAACCTATATTGCATCTAAGAATATTCTAGGCTCTTCTCCCGATCTTGGAGAGAAAGCTGGGTGGATATGTCTTTCAAAGAAACAAGTATTATACGAATTGGATGAACCACCTTTCTATCCAAAGGTGGGCGATGAGTGGTTAGATAGACAAACAGGTATCTTATACAAAAGGATAAAAAACGAAGGGTCTGAATACTGGGTTGAATTATGAAAAAGAAAAACATTAAGCGTAACTTTGAAGATCGCACCCACCGTAAAGTAACACGATCAAATGATCGACAGGAAAGAAAATCAAATAGACACCATGCGAAAGAATACCTTCATGATTTAGCAAAAGGTAATCTTGACAAAACTGCTTTTTATGATATGATTGATGAACTTGATGATGCAGATTGGAGCTAAATAATGCATATCTCAAAAGAGACTCTTTCGATTCTCAAAAACTTTCGTGATCTAAATTCGAATATCTACGTTGTTCCTGGTAATACAATTAAAACAATTACTCCTGCAAAGAATGTAATGGCATGGGCTTCTGTACAAGAACAGTTTCCCGTTGAGTTTGGTATCTGGGATCTGACTAGTTTTCTTGGAACGGTTTCTCTCTTTGACAATCCTGAGTTTGATTTTCATGATAAGTATGTCATGATTAGTGGAGGAAAGTCTTCCCGAGTGAAGTATTACTATTCTGACCCAAGCCTGCTGACAATTCCAACACAGAATGTCAAGATGCCAGATCCAGTAGTTGTTATTGATCTGGAAGAAGATACTTTCAATGAACTAAAGAAGGCTTCTTCTGTTCTAGGTCTTCCAGATCTTTCTTTTGTATCGAGCGGTGATCAGGTAAGTGCAATTCTCAGTGACAAGAGTAATGCTACAAATAATACTTATTCACTCGATATTGAAAAGTCAATCTTCACTGAAGGAGCCGAGTTTAGTTTTGATTTCAAGATTGATCACCTTCGCTTTATTCCTGGATCCTATCGTATGAAGATTGCAGAAAAGGTTGTTAGCGAATTCCAAAACACAACAGCATCTCTTGCATACTGGGTTGCAATCCAATCCACTAGTTCCTATAATATTCCTGTTGAAACTGCTGGAGCTATTTGACAATGGATCTATTTGTAGAAAAGTATCGTCCTCGAACCATCGAGGATTGTATCCTTCCCGGTGCTCTTAAGGATACTTTTAGGGAGATGGTAAAGAGCGGGACTCCACAGAATCTTCTTCTCTGTGGACCCGCTGGTACAGGTAAGACAAGTGTTGCTCGCGCACTCTGTAATGATCTGCGAGCAGAGTATATTTTGATCAATTGTTCAGAGGAGGGGAACATAGACACCCTTAGAACTAAGATTCGTAACTTTGCAAGTTCTGTTTCTCTGAATGGAAACAGAAAGGTGGTAATCTTAGATGAATTTGACTACTCTAATGCTAACTCCATTCAGCCTGCTCTACGAGGTGCTATTGAAGAGTTTGCAGCTAATTGTAGGTTTATTCTTACTTGCAACTATAAGAACAGGATTATTTCCCCTATTCATTCCCGTTGCACAAACATTGAGTTCAGTATTCCGAGTGCTGAGAAACCTACTCTTGCTCTAAAGGTTCTTGGACGAGTTCAGGATATTCTGAAGAAGGAGGATATCCCATTCGATCAGGAAGTACTTGTAAAGCTAATCATGAAGTATTTCCCAGATATTCGACGAATGTTGAATGAGATTCAGCGGTATTCTGTATCTGGTAAGATTGATGTCGGTATTCTCTCTGACTTTGAGAATGTCAAGATCAAGGATCTCATTGACGCGATGAAGCAGAAGAACTTCACAGACGCTCGTAAGTGGATTGTGTCGAATCTGGACAACTCACCCCCAGAGATGTTCAGGAAGATCTACGAGAGCATGTACGACGTTCTGGACAAGTCTTCCGTCCCAGAAGCGGTGTTGATCATCGCGGAGTATCAATACAAGGCAGCATTTGTTGCTGATCAGGAAATTAATTTTGTAGCGTGTATTGTAGAACTTATGATGAGGTGTAATTTCAAATGAAAGATATTAAAGCGTTAGGTGAAAATGTGATTGTTCGAACAGATCTTCAGACTCACGAGAGGGAGACTGAATATGGTATAATCTATAAGGAAAGTCAACTCAACGGAACTCTTGTAGTGTGGAGTCAGGTCCATTCTGTTGGACCAGACGTAAAGGTTGACATCAAGGAGGGGGATTGGGTGTCGTGGAAGCTCAATACCGCTGTAGGGCATTTTAAGTTAGAAGATACCCCATATGACATCATTCCTTTCCATGAACTATTGGTAATTCGAGATGCAACTTAAAGATTTTCTCAATTCTATAAACGATACAAAAGTAAACGCTATGGACGCTGACATCAATTGTGAGCGTCTATACGCGCCTTATGTAGTAAACCGCTGCATGTCTTACTTCCCGGATACCATTCTATATGCAAATGAGATGAATCGCTTTGCTGGAACTCCTAATAAACTCCAGTATGATTATTACTTAAATTCAGTAAGAAAGAGAAAGCGGTTTAGTAAATGGCTGAAAAACGAGACCTCGGACGATATTGATCTAATTAAACAGCATTTCGGGTACTCTGAGAGAAAGGCACGAGAAGCTCTGGAGATCCTCGGAGAGGCTGGTGTATCCCTGATTAGGGCGAAATATGGCGGTAAAAATTAAAAAATGATAAATATATATGCCTATTAACTAGAAAGGCTTATATATGGAACAGGATGAAGATGTTTTTGATGGTTTAGGTATAGAAATAGAACTTAAAAACCAAGAAGATTTTTTGAAGATTCGTGAGACATTGACCCGAATAGGCGTATCATCTCGCAAAGAAAAGAAGCTTTATCAGTCTTGTCATATCTTGCACAAGAGAGGTAAATATGCTATACTTCACTTCAAAGAATTCTTTATATTGGATGGTCTAGAAAGT